GGTAAGGATATCCTTCTTGAGAAGAAGAGCGTCCCTTATGCCGATTTCGTGAATTCTGCAATTCAGCAGCTGGCCAATGCGGACAGCGATACTTCCACCATTCATGGTTACACGATCCACCGGACGGATGATGGTGACGGATATTCTTACAGAATTGAAACACCTCACGGAACTGTCATTGAAGGCCATAGCGAATATGACAAGGAAGCATTCTATTCTCAAGTAGTGGATGAGATTTCCCAGGATATCATGACCAGAGGAACGATGAACATTGCTCCTCCCTTTGCCGATGGAGACATTGCCCCTGTGGGAAATAGAACTCCGGAAGCAGATGAGATGCCTTCCATCAAGAAAAGAGAAAAGGTAGAGTCTTTCAAATCTCGGAAGCGGAATGACCTTTGGGAAGCTGTGAAGGAACATCTTGGTGACAACGGCATGATCTTTGAGGATCTGGCATTTGCAAGTGGAAATCGAGGAGTCGATGCCAAGTGGAACTTCATCCGGAATGCTTCTTCCGCTGCACAGCACCTGATTGGCAATGGTGACAAGGCCAACGGAGTCATGTCTCTGAAGGCCATTGTGGACAGAGCAAATAAAGCTGGCAAGGGCGATGCGTTCGATAAGTATCTGAAGCACATGCACAACATCGACAGAATGTCGCTTGCGGATCGGTTCCCTGGGTCTTACAACAAGCCTGTGCTTGGTGACGGGGTTACCGCAGATATCTCTATGGCTGAAGTAGAAAAGCTTCTGAAAGCAAATCCGGAGTTCGTTGGCTGGGCCAGGAATGTATACAACTTCAATGACCATCTGAGAGATATGCTTGTGAAGGCAGGAGTCATTACCCAGGAAGTTGCAGACAAATGGGCTGAGATGTATCCGCACTATGTGCCGATTTACAGAACAGATGCTGAAGGCAACATCATCAACGAGTCCAAGCACCTGGGAGTCAATGCTCCGGTCAAGAGAGCGACTGGTGGTAACGGCAAGCCGATGAACATCCTGGAAGCTATGGCTACTCGCACAGAGCAGACCTACAGGGCTATCGCAAAGAACAACTTCGGCATTGAACTGATGAATACACTTGGTAGCGTAATTGAACACAGCGATTCCAATGCAAATGAGTTCATGGAGAGCCTGGACATGGATGATATGCTCGGACAGAATGACGGAAAGCCCACATATACAGTGTATCAAAATGGGCAGAGAGTGACATTTGAGATCACCAAGCAGATGTACGAAGCTATGAAACCCCAAAACCCTGTCTGGCAGAAGAAAGTTCCTGTTCTGAGCCATATCAACAGCATCTTCAGAGGGCTGACTACCCAGTACAACCCCTTGTTTGCTTTGACCAATCCCATCAAGGATATTCAGGGAGTTCTGACCAACTCTCAGCACCCTGGAAAGACCTATCTCACCATTCCGAAAGCAATTGGCGAGATGATATCCAATGGTAAGTATTATCAGGAGTATCTCAAAAATGGTGGTAAGGCCAATACCTACTTCGATAAAGAGTCTGGCTTCAAGGAAGATCCCAAGCTGAAGCGGTTCCTGGATACGGTGTTTGCTGGCAACGACTACATTGAGATGACTCCTCGACTTGCGGAGTATATTGCAAGCCGGGAAGCTGGCCGTGGTATCGAAGAATCCATGTTGGATGCTGCCAGAGTTACCACCAACTTCGCAGCTGGCGGTGATGTGACCAAGTTCTTTAACCGGAACGGCTGTACATTCCTGAATGCCTCTGTCCAGGGCGCTATCCAGGAGGCTAGAAACATCCGTGAAGCACACCACAAGGGTTTTATGGGTTATGTGGGCCTCGCAACAAGATGGGCAATTGGCGGTCTGGCACCGGTACTGCTGAATAATCTTATGTGGGAAGACGATGAGGAATATGAAGACCTGGCTGACTATGTCAAGCAGGACTACTATATTGTCGGCAAATACGATGACGGTAAGTTCATCCGTATTCCCAAAGGCAGAACGCTGGCGGTATTGCAGAACGCAATGGAAATGGTCATGGACTTTGCCACTGGCGATGACGAAGTGGATATGGCCCGGTTCCTGGAGTTGGGTTCTCTGGCTCTGGCTAATCTGGCTCCCAACAATCCCTTCGACAACAACATCATCGCCCCCATCCGTCAGGTCAGTCAAAACAGAACCTGGTACGGGGAGGATCTGGTTCCTTCCAGACTGCAAAACCTCCCGGCAGAAGAGCAGTACGATGAAAAGATTGATTTCCTCAGTAAGAGGCTTGGCGAGACCTTTGGTTGGTCTCCTTATAAGATCAACTACCTCCTCAACCAGTATGGTGGCGGTCTCGCTGACTTCGTCTTACCGATGATGACTCCGAGGGCAGAAAGTGGTGACGATTCTTTCTGGGGTGAGATCCTTGCTCCTTTCCGAGATAAGTTCACTACGGATGCTGTTCTCAACAGTCAGACGGTTACAGACTTCTATGATACTCAGGATGAACTGGAAATCCGGGCAAACTCCAGAGATGCCACGGACTTGGATAGATTCCGGTATATGTATATGCGGTCTATCGGCTATGAAACCAGTGACCTTTACGCACAGAAGCGAGAGATCCAGAACAGTGACCTTCCTGATTCCGTGAAGTATATGCGAGTGCGTGAAATTCAGGCACAAATCAATGCGCTGATGGAAGAGGGACTTGGTAACTACAACAATGCCCGTGTGGATGGCCTTTATGCGGAAGCTGGTGACAGACGGTATAACTTCGATGCCGAGAGCGGAAACTGGTATGAAATCAAACCTCTTAAGGCAGACGGAACCGAGAACTGGTATTACCAGATGGAGCAGAAAGTCACTCAGGGGCTTGGAATTAGTTACAGTGAATACTGGAACAACAGAGATATGTACAACTTCGCCTATGAAAAGCCGGGTGAATATGCTGTTGCAACTGCCTGTGGCGGTTACGAATCCTACATGGTACACCATGATGCATTCTATAACATCAAGGCAGACAAGGATGAATACGGCAACTCCATCAGCGGATCCAGAAAGCGAAAGATCCTTGCGTATATCAACGGCCTGGATATTGAATACGGCATGAAGCTGATTCTGTTCAAGAGCCAGTACAATGCCGATGACAGCTACAACTATGATATTGTCGAATACCTCAACAGCAGAGATGACATCTCCTATCAGGAGATGGAGGCCATCCTGAAGGAGTTGGGATTCGATGTGGATGCGGAAGGTAATATCTCATGGTAAGGCGGTGGTTATATGAGTAAGCAGGATCGACAGGGAGTGAGAACTCCCTCCGACCTGGAACGGAAGTACAACTTCGGTCAGGTGTTCGCTGATCAGCAGACTGAGAATTCCCGGCAAGGTGACCTCATTTCCAGACTGAACCAGACTCTTGCGCAGTTCATGGCCTATGCCACTGGTGCGCTTGAGACATTGGGAAAGGATCTGGATGAAGCCGAGGTGGCTATTTCCAATTTGGAAACGGCCACCTCTTCCCTTGGAAACCGATTGAGCAAAACCGAAACAGATATCTTTGAACATGAGCAAGCCATCCTCTCCCTTGAGGAGCGGATGGCTACTGCGGAGGGGAATATCTCTGGTCTCAATGGAACAGCAACAAGCCTGGGGACTAGGATTGGGTCGGTAGAGGGCAGTATCACATCCCTGGAAGAGAGAGTAAGCGCACTTGAAAATGCTTGATAGAAGGTGAGTAGTATGGATATCCAAATTGAGCATCGTCTTACCGAAGTGGAGGATCGCTCCAAGTCGAATACGCATCGGTTGGATGAGTTGGAAAAAAGACAGGACAACCTGGATGACCTTGTCAGCACTGTTAAGGTGCTGGCTGTCCGGGAAGAAGCTGTCGAAAATGATGTGAAGGAAATCAAAAGTGATGTCAAAAGCCTTGCCAGTAAGCCTGGACAGCGATGGGAGAATCTGATCAGTCAGATTATCGGCATTGTTGTCGCTGCGATAGCTGGTTTTATTTTGGCGAAAATTGGTCTGTGAAAGGATGGTTACTATGAGAAACAAAGAATACTGGATGCACTGGATTAAAGCTGCCGGAATGAGAGCCATCAAGACTGTGGCCCAGACCGCTATGGCAACAATCGGCACTGCTGCCGTTATGGGTGAGGTCAACTGGATGATGGTCGGATCTGCATCCGTCCTGGCTGGTGTCCTCTCTCTGCTGACCTCTGTTGCTGGTCTGCCGGAAGTGGAATAAGGTTCAACGGGGAGTCGGCAACGGCTCCCCAATATTTTTCTTGCAAAGGATGATGAACGATGACTGTTGAACAAAAGCAATGCTTACTGAAATACTTAGGATATTATGCAGGAAAGGTCGATGGCGATTGGGGGCAGTTATCTTCTGTCGCTTGCAAAGCATTCCAGAAAGACTATGGTCTGAAAGCGGATGGCATCTGCGGTAACGATACTGAAAAGGCACTGAAACACGCAGTTACTTATGGTATGCCAACTAAGAAAGCGGAAAGCACATCAACTGCAAACAAAAGTGGCTTCTGGAAGGAAATCAAATACTTTACCCGTGAAGAATTCAGATGCCCTTGCGGAAAGTGCGGTGGATTCCCGGTAGAACCGAAAGAAGCACTTGTAAGAATAGTTGATGAAATGCGTGGGGCATTTGGTAAAGCTGTGATTATCGTCCCACCTGATGGGCATTCTGGTGGTTCTGGTGTGCGCTGTCAGAAGTATAACGATTCTCTGTCTGGCAGTGCAAAAAACAGCAGACATATACAAGGCAAGGCTGTTGACTTCAAGGCACCTGGTGTTTCTGCTACAACAATTGAATCTTATCTTAACAAGCTGAAAAATGCCGGAAAGATTCGCTATTGGTATAAAATCTGCGCTGGTTCTTATCACATGGATATAAACTAAGGAAGGGAGGGCTTTATGCCCTCCCTTTTTTTCTGCTTATTTGGGGATTTACACATCAAAAGAATTCGTTTTCGCTTATTGGGGTTTCACTGAAGTTGCCATTGGTAACAGGATAAAGTGTATATTGGATTGTATATTGGGAAAAATCGACGATCTCATCATCTTTCGAGTAGGTTGTGTTTTCACCGAACATGAGACCCTTGCCGTAACCGTACCATTCATCTCCTGATGCAAAGTAAACATAGAAATTCCCTTCTGGGACAGGTACTGTCACTATATCTCCGGCCCTTACATAAAAGGCACATACCAATGAATCCGATGTTGTTTTTAGGGTTACAACATAGTCTTCGGAAGCGCTTGCGATTATAGTGATCTCAGAACCTTCACCAGTGCTACCAGCAAGAACTTGCCCGGTTACTGGTCTTGCTCTTGGCTCAAGTGCTGGCTTGGGTGTAGTTGTGACAGGAACGCTAGTAGTTGAATAATCAGAATCAGGAGTCAAAGAAACGATGCAAACAAGGAGTACAAAAACAATAGGAAAAATAATCCACGGACTCATTCGCTGTTTCTTTTTGGAGGATGGTGGGGTAAATGAAGCAGGAGGCTGTTTGTGAGGCTTACTTGTTGTAGGAGTAACGGGAGGTGGCGAGGGCTGCGGTCTTTGGGGCGGTTTGACAGGGGTATGCAATGCATTTCTTACACTGTCAACGACTGCTAGGTATTTCCTGGCCAGAGTGCCACCGTCCACAATCGAATTCTGATACAGACCGAAATACTTTGCGAAGGTTAGCGTTAGGCTGTGAACTTCCGTGATTGAAGACAAGGTCAGAGGAGTTATGCCAATGGATGCAAAGTCGTTCTGCATTGAATGATGCATAGATAGAAGGGTTTGTTGTGTTTGGGGATCTATAACACCAAATACAGATTTCAAAGCATTACCAAAGCCAATCTCCATCTCGTTTTGGATGCATTCTCTTCCGATAATGTCGCTGACTGTATAGTAGAGCGAACTCCAGACCACAGAAAAAAGATAGGGGTTTGTTTGATTGGTTATCGCTGATGTATAGTCAAGCGCACCCTGAACAAGGTGTTTATTTACCTCATTTGCTCTGGATAGTTTATACATCATTCCGTTTTGCGGATACGAAATACGGCCTGGAGAAACGGGTGGTTCACCAGGGGAGAGTAAAATATCCTCCGCACAAATATGGTAAGAGCCTGAAGGTCGAGGTTCTATTTCGTTTAGTTCGGATAAACTCATTTTCAACGCTCCTTAATTCAGATCGAACTCCATGAATTTTATCGTGTAGGAATGATTATCTTCCCTTTGCTCTCCTTCACAATATCTCGGAACTGTCTGCAAGCCCTCTGTGCATCCTGCATGGTAGGGAACAGGAACTCCACATCCTTCAGAACAATCTTCCACCCAGTATTCTTTACATACTCCAAATGGAAGCCATAATAATCCAGTTCGTTCACTTCGATGATCATCGGAAGCACCACCTTTCAAAATTCTGAAAATATTATAAATCCCAAAAATATGGAAGTCAATATACAAAAAAGGAAGACAATTCAGTCTTCCTTTTTGTGTCCGTATAGGCTATAATGGCGGTGCGGTAATGGTTGGAGCATCATTAGTATGATGAATAGTAGATTAAAATCGAATGTTCATGATACTAACCAAGGGCAAAATTAATTGCCCTTACTTCAGATACACATCTAGCACGGCCTGTCCACCCTTGGCCTGTCCAAAGTCAATGACATCATAATCAATCCGGTCAATGTACTGTTTCAGGAAATCGTTCTTTGCCTGGGCATCCAGGTTTGTATCATTCAGGCAGTCAATCATCTGGTGAAGGGTCACAATTTGTTCAGCATAGTTCACAGGCACCGGGACAGCTTTCTTCATTTCTTGGATTTTGCTTTTTATTGCCTCAATGGTTGCTGTGTATTTCTGCTTCCGTTCAATGAATTCTTCTTTGGTATATGTTCCATCATCAGCTTCCCAAGAATCAAACAACCGCTGTTTTCTTTTTTCTTGGCTTGCAAGTTCTTTTTCAAGGTCAGAAATAATATCCTGATGACGAATCAATTCTGTATTATCATTTCCGCTTTCCATTTTGATTTCAAAGTCAGCAATGATTTCTTTTAGTGCTTCCACAAAGGAATCAAGAACCTGGTAAGCAGGAAGTGATTTTTTGTTGCATACAAAGCTTCTTTTGTGCTGAAGTCGTGTGGTTCTGTTGTCAGGGTATTCAAGCCAAGCCAAGACTTTTCCGCAGTCCTTGCAACGCAGAAGGCCAGCAAGGGGGTTGTTCAGCTTCGTTTCTGTCTTCTTGTGGGATTGTGTTCCAAATCTGGCCTGTGCCTTTGCAAACTGTTCTTCACTGATAATGCCTTTGTGTTTGCCCTCAACAATGATGACATCTTCTGGTGCAGACTTCACACGACCTTTTGACATTTGACCTGTTGCAGAATCAAATTTCTTGACAGTCTTCATGTCATTCCATTTTAGTTTTCCAACATAGATGACATTCTTCAACATATCCCGGATGGTGTTTCTGCTCCATTCCTTGCCCTTCTTCATAGGGGTGACACCCATCAGTGTCATTTGTTTTGCAATCCAGTCACAAGATTTTCCTTCTTCAGTCCACCAGTCAAAAATCATATGCACATATTTTGACTGTTCCGGATTTTCAACCAGATAGCGTACTTTCTTTGATTCTCTGACAATATCATATCCGAATGTCTTGTGAGAAAGGATATAGTTGCCTTCCATGACAGATTGCAGCTTTCCAGCTTCCAGTCTGCGCTTGATGGTCTTGTATTCTCTACGGCTCATGAACAGACCGAACTCAAAATACTCCTGGTCAAATTCATTGTTCGGATCGTATATCTTAGATGGGGTGATGATATGAGTTCCGGAGAAGGTAAATGCATCAGCAACTTCACCCTGATCCTTAGTGTTTCCACGGGCCAAGCGCTCGACCTCGACCACAAGCACACCCTTATACTTCTTTGTATAGACATCGGTCAGAAGTCTCTGCATCTCCGGTCTTTCAGAAATACTGTCACCGGAAACCAATTCCTTGTAGACCGTGATTTGGTCAGGGTGGATTTCGTGCTTTGATGCAAGATTCATCAGCATGTTATAGTGCCGAGCCAGGGTCTCACCTTCGCCCATTGCTTCCAGTTCCAGGTCGGTTCTTGACTTTCTCAAATAAATAGCGTAAAGATTTCGGTTTACTGGTGCCACATAAATCACTCCTTATTTAATTTGGTGCATGGATCTCCAAGCTTTCAGTTCTTCCTTCAGAAAAGCAATCTGCTCCTGATATTCTTCTTTGACAGCACGGATGTCCTTGCGGTGTTGCTCGTCAATGTTCCGAAGCAGCTTGTCCACATCCTGAAGCCGTGCCTTCAGCATTTCATTTTCCGCTTCTACAACAGAAAGCTTTGCAGCTTGCTTTTCCAACTGCTCCATCTGCTGAAGTTCCCTTTCAACCTGTTCCGTGCAGGAAAATTCATCCGTTGTCCCACCAATCAGGGCAATCAGAATGCTTTTGATGGTTGAATACTTACAGTCAGCATAGTCACCTTGCTTAATGCGCTTGATTGTTCCAACCGGAACTTGACATTTTGGGTGGTCGGCAAGTTGTTGGTTTGTCCATCCAAGATGTTTCTGTCTTTTGTCACACCATTGGATAAGTTCTGAGAAGGGAAGAAGCATCAAATTGGGGACACAACTTTCTCCTATACGGTTGCATTTTATACATTTTTCAAACATATTTTTCACCTATTATCATTTGTGATACTTTGCGAAGCATAAGTGAGCCATGGACAAATGCAAGTGATACGCAAACAACACTTCTGCTTCTTGAAAATTTTGACATCCGATGATAGGCTGATAGTGGATCCAGCAAGATCCATCAGCCCGGCCAGGTGTGGGGTTGAATAGCTGGCACTGGACAGCCCCACACCACATTAAAAACATGTTCTTTGGTTCAGTCCATTTTATTGGACACGGTGACAGTTATAATTCAAACATAAGTTCTAAAACAGAATTTTCCGAATATGGAAAATTGCTTGCTTAGTAGATAAATATTATTGTAAAATAGCTTTAACGAACAGCAGTTCCCTACCACCCAGGAAGAAAGGATGGCAATTCCAATGACCAAAGAGCAGTACATAGAGAAAATTAACATTCTAATGAGTAGGTGCAATAGCCTTCCTTTGCTGGATTTGATTTTACAGATCCTTGTTAAAAGCCTTTAACATTCCTTGGATGCCTTTGATTTGTTCTGAATCAAGGGCATAGAGAGATTCAACAACAGCCAGAAAATCTTTATCCGTGGTCATTCGGACAACGATGCTTGAAATAGTATCGTTGTCTTTTTTTATTTCTTCGGTCATTTTTTCTTCAATCAGATCAGACTTTTCACAACCAAAATAGTTTGCCATGGCTTCCACTTTGCCAATTCTGGGGTATGTCACACCTTTGATCCAGTCCATGAAAGTGGTGTATTTGAAGTCAAGAGCATCACACAGTTGCTGATTTGTAACACCCTTCATTTCCATATACCGCTTGATATTACTGGCCATGATTTGCTTATTGCGATTATCGTCCACTTGGCTCACCTCCTTGCTTCTATTATATGGTTGAACCGTAACAAAGTCAAGAAAAAACTGAAATAATTACGGTTTAACCCCTTGACAAACAAGAAAAGCTATTGTAGAATAGCATTACGGTTAAACCGTAATACAAAATTATCTGGAGGTGGCTGAATGGCTATTGAAAAAGTTACCCTGCCAGTGGCAAGAAAAATTGCCAACCTGACCCAAAAGAAGCTCGGTTTACTGGTAGGGGTGTCTGAAAGTACGGTTATAAATTGGGAAAAGGGAAGATCTGAACCCACTGTTTCCCAGGCAAAAGCAATCGGTGAAGTTACCGGAATTCCATACGATAAGATTATTTTTTTGCATCAAGATACGGTTTAACCGTATTTATCTATGTGAAGGAGGTCACAAAGATGGCAAACAGAAAGGATGGCAAGTGTGAATAAAGAACTTTTCAGAAGCATCATGGATCTCTTCGGAGACACGGATGCAACCCTGTCTGAATACCTGGGTATCTCTGAGCAGACTCTCTGCAAGAAGATAGATGAGGACGGAGCAGAATTCCGGTTGCATGAGATCCGCTTGATCAGCAACCGCTACGGATTCGACAGTGATCTGATTGACCGAATCTTCTTTGCGGACTAAGCACCATTAGAAGGAGGCTCACAATGAGAGAAGTTGTGACTTATGTTTCCGAAAAAGCTATAGTCCGGGTTTATCCTAGCAAAATGCCACCGGAAGAGTTCCGGGCGAACCTGGAAGCAGCTTGCCGGAAGTTTTACTCAGAACTAATGAAAGCTAATGCTTTCGAAGAAAAGGAGAAGAAGCAATGAATGCATGGAGTTTAGCACTGGGTGCTTTGGCTGTGATCTTTTTCTTCATGGCCTGTGCGCTGGGTAATCGGTGCATTGAATTCTACAACACAATCCGGGACTTGGAAGCAAAAAATGCAGACCTGCGTTATTCCGTCCGGGTCTACAAGGACGAAATGGAAACCATGCGAACCCGGATCCCTGATGGTGACCAGATTACACGGCTGAAGTTGGAGCTGCATCTGAAGCAGGAACGGATTGATGCACTGAATGCCAAGCTGAAGGAACAGCGCATCCTTCTTCAGCAGAAGTGGGAGGGAGCCAGGAAGTGATTCTCAAACTTATCAAAGCCTTCCGGGACTGGCTTCAGACCATGGAAGATTCCAAAGATGAAAAGTAAAAAATCAGAATGTTTTGACTAAAGGAGGATAATTCAATGACCAAAGACCAGTACATAGAGGCCATCAATAGTATTTTGCAGGAGCGCAACGACCTTTCGTTGCATGACCTTATCCTGCAAATCCTTGTGAAGTCTTGAGCAGAAGGAGGTTGCTTATGGTCGATATGAGAGAATGTGTCGTTCTTCCGGTGGATCGCTACGAACAGCTTGTCCAGGGAGAACACGATGCCGAGCTGCTGAAGAAGTTTATCGCTGACAAGGTCGAAAACTACGGAAGCGTTAGCCGGGAAGATATGAAACTGCTGTACACCTTGTACTGCAACAAAAAAGAGGAGGAATAACAATGAGTGTGTATGCAAAGCTGGCAAAGGTTCAGGCTGAACTGAAAGCACCCAAGTCCCAGTACAATGCTTTCGGTAAGTACAAGTACCGGAACTGTGAGGACATCATCGAGGCAGCAAAGCCCATCCTGAAGGCGAACGGTCTGCTTCTTACCCTGACGGATGAAATCATCAATATCAGCGACCGCTTCTATGTCAAAGCGACTGCAACGGTCATCGACACCACCGATGAAAAGACCGTATCCGTGAGCGCATTTGCCAGAGAAGAGAAGGAAAAGAAAGGCATGGATGGCTCTCAGGTGACTGGTGCTTCCTCCTCTTATGCCAGAAAGTATGCCCTGAACGGAATCTTCGCAATCGATGACACCAAGGACAGCGACACCACCAACACGGATGACAACGGTCACAAGAATGCTCCCACGGAGACACCCAAGCAGACCAATGGCAAGCCACCCCGTGAGATGCTGATCGACAGACTTGCTGAACTTGGTAAGGATTCTCACGATTTTGCCAAGGAACACAATCTGAAGGGCTGTAAGGATGATGCTGTATTCCTGAGACTGCTGAAGGAGTTGGAGAACGCATGAGTAAAGTGAAGGATGCGCTGTGCATCGAGTACGGAGAATTTGATGTCAGCGAAAATCGCCAGGATTACATTGGCGGTTCTGATATCGCTGTGATTATGGGCATCTCCACCTTTAAGCGCAGATGGGATCTGCTTCTGGAGAAGGCTGGCCTGAAGGAAGACAACTTCAACGGCAACATCTTTACCGAATACGGTCACATCATGGAGCCGAAGATCCGGGACTACATCAACCGGAGTGAGGAAGTGGCATTTGTTCCGAGCCGGGTAATCGATGGCGATATCCGATGCCACACGGACGGATTCAACGGTGAGTGCGTTCTGGAAATCAAGACCACTTCCAATGTCTATTCTTCTGTAGTTGCTTACAAGGTCTACCTGGTGCAGCTTGTCAAGTACATGGAAGAGAACGGAGTCGAGCATGGCAAGCTGGCAGTTTACAACAGACCAGAGGATTTGAGCCTAGAGTTTGACCCTGATAGACTCCAAGTGTTCGTCATCAATGCAAATGACTATGTTCCTCTTCTGAAAGCAGTTAACCGAGAGATTGATAGATTCCGAGCGGATCTCGCCAGACTGAAAGACAATCCCCTTCTCACTGAACAGGATTTCCTCCAGTCGAGCGGTAGCTTGATTACTCTTTCCAACAAGGTGGTCGGTTTTGAAAAGCAACTCTCCACTATGAAGGAAATCGAGAATCAGTTAAAGGAAGCCAAGAAAGCATTGTACAACGAAATGCTGAAGCACAATGTGAAGTCCTGGGTGACTCCCAACGGCACGAAGATTACCAGAGTTGACGAGGTTCCCGGCTCCTCCAAATGGGTCAGGGAGTTTGATGAAGAGGCTTTCAAGAAGGCGAACCCGGCACTTTATGGGATGTATCTGCACGAAGTGGAGAAGAAGACCAACGGCAGAAGCGGTTTCGTCCGCATCACCCTTTGATGCCTATGCATGAGTTGACGGGAAAGATTGCAGGAGTTTCCCTCTCTTTTGAGGGAAAACCCCTGGTCACATTGGAGATGGATGAGCGCAGAAGCGCACTGGATATGGTGAATGCGCTCCGGGGAATGGACAGGATCTCCATCAAGCTTGGCAAATACAAGGTCAAGCGGAGCCTGGATGCCAATAGCTACCTCTGGCTATTGATTGGAAAGATTGCTGAAAAGACCAATGTCCCCAAAGCCGAGGTATACCGGGAGGCCATCCGGGAGTTGGGTGGCAACTATGATGTGGTCTGCATCAAGACCGAAGCTGCCGATTCTCTCAGAAACACATGGGAGAGAAATGGAATCGGCTGGTTTACGGAGGTCATGAACAGCAAGATAAATGGTTGCACCAATGTCCTGCTGTACTACGGTTCCTCCTGCTACGATGTGGAACAGATGTCCAGGCTCATCGACAGCATCGTCCAGGACTGCAAGGCACTGGGCATCGAAACAAAACAGCAAGAGGAGATTGACAGCTTGCTGAGTTCATGGGGAGGTAAGAATGGCTAAATCTATCATGCAGACCGAGAAAGAATGCTTCATGACAGGCTCGATTGTCAATCTCCATAAGCATCACATCTATGCCGGAGGCAGACGGAAAATCAGTGAAAAGAATGGTTTCTGGGTCTGGCTGCGAGGAGATTATCACAATCAGGCAGACTACGGTGTCCATGGAAAGAATGGGCACGAACTGGATATGACCCTGAAGCAGATCTGTCAGGCTCGTTTTGAGGAGTCCCACACAAGGGATGACTTCATTAAACTTATCGGAAAATCTTATTTGGAATAGAAAGGAATTTATATCATGCTGAATCACATCAACATCATGGGTCGCATCTGCAACGAAATTGAGCTGCGGAGAACTGGCAGTGGAACAGCTGTTACCAGTTTCACTCTGGCGGTTGACCGGGACTTCTCCAAGGATAAGGAGACGGACTTCATTGAAGTTGTCTGCTGGAATAAGACCGCTGAGTTCGCCCACAACTACTTTGCAAAGGGCAGAGTGGCTGTGGTTTCCGGTCGGCTCCAGATCCGCAGCTGGACTGATAAGGATGGAAACAAGCGCAAGACCGCTGAAGTAGTTGCCGAGAATCTCTATTTTGGGGATTCGAAGAAGGATACCGCTCCTGCTGGCAACTTTGAAAAGATGGAGGAGCCTGATTATGGCCTCCCGTTCTAAGTATGGCAACCGGAAAATCACCTATAACGGTGAAACCTATGACTCTGTAAAAGAGTACCGAAGGCATGACGAACTGAAGCTGCTCCAAAGGGCCGGAAAAATCTCCGGCCTGGAGCGCCAGGTCAGGTTTGAACTGATTCCCTCTCAGAAAGACCCGGACACCAAGAAGGTCTTGCTCCGGGGAGTGAACTATGTAGCGGACTTTGTATATGTAAAAGACGGGGAGCGCATCGTGGAGGATGTCAAGGGTTTCAAGGGTGGCGGTGCTTATGCGGTGTTCACCCTGAAGAAGAAGCTGATGCTCTACATCCACGGCATCCTGATTGACGAAGTATGAAAGGAAAATGAGATGACTGCGAATGAATACCAGAAGCTTGCCATGCGGACAAGCAACCAGGAACTCTCCAATGCGCTCCACATCATGAACGGTGCGCTTGGGCTTTGCGGTGAATCCGGTGAAGTTGCGGATCTGGTGAAGAAATGCTGGATGCAAGGCCACAACCTTGACCGGGAACACATCGCAAAGGAACTCGGAGACTGTATGTGGTATGTGGCAGAATTGGCCACTGCCATCGGCTATGAGTTGGAAACCATCATGCAGATGAACATCGACAAGCTGATGCGGAGATATCCGGAGGGATTTTCCAGTGAACGGTCACAGCACCGGGAAACTGGTGACATTTAGGAAGGAGTGATGATATGAACCCGGCAACACAGAAAGGAAAAATTCTTGGCTACTGCGCTGAACACGGGTCTATCACAAATCGTGAGGCAGCGGTACTGCTGAATATGAACAGCCCGTCCAAGCGAATCAGTGAACTGAGAAAGTCCGGATATGATGTCCAGAGCATTTGGGAAGAACGGGTAAATTCCGAAGGTGACAAAACCAGATATCTTCGGTACTTCATCAAGGAACCGGAAGGGGGTGTGTCCTGATGGCAAAACGATATGTGACCATCGGTCAGAAGGTGCGCTTTGACCCTTTTGAAACCGGATATGGTTTTGGTATTGAGGAATGCCGATGCGAGATAGAAGGAGTCATTGTGGAGATCAACAGGGAACACAAATGGTTCGGTGTGGAGTATGGCGATCCGAAGCAGCGGACATCTTATAAGTTCTCTGATGTAGGAAAGTCGGTGATCCTTGTTGGCTGAAAAGCGGATGTTCACGCAGAAGATCATTGACAGCGATCCTTTTCTGGATATGCCACTGTCAACACAGGCACTGTATTTCCACCTGAATATGAGAGCAGATGACGATGGATTTATCAACAATCCAAAGCGGATTCAGAGAACAATCGGTGCATCGGAGGATGATCTGAAGCTTCTGCTTGCAAAGCGATTCGTTATAGGCTTTGCCAACGGTGTTATCGTGATCAAGCATTGGAGGATGCACAACACACTCCGAAAAGACCGTTACAATCCAACACAGTACCAGGAAGAGTTTGCTCAGCTGGAAGTGAAGGAGAACAATGCCTATACGGAAAGGCTTTCCGAAGCACAGGATGTGCTGGAAATCCCGTCAGCAGATGCTATGGCAACCACCTGGCAACCAAACGGCAACCAAGCGGAACCACAGTATAGTATAGATAAGAATAGTATAGATAAGGAGAGTAAAAATAGTGCAGCTCAGCCTTCAAAGGCTGATGTGGAGGCATTTTTTGAATCTATCTGGGAAATGTATCCCGTGAAAAAAGGAAAAGGTCAAGTGTCTGAAGCCAAGCGGAAAGCCTTGTATAAGATAGGCTATGATGCTATGGAACAGGCAATTGAGCGATACTTGACAGAACTGAAGAAAGATGCTTCCTGGAGGAAGCCACAGAACGGAAGCACATTTTTCAATTCAGGATATGTAGATTACCTGGATGAGAATTATTCCCCAACAACTGAAAGGAGAAACAACTATGGACAACATTCAGGAAATTCTTCGGAGGTACGGATCGGACACTACATTTAACCTCTCTCCCAAGGAATATGAGCAGTTTAAGGTGGACGGTCTGAATGATGCCATTGGCAACAGACATCTGGAGGATGGCTATGAATGCTCCCTTTGCAAGAATAAGGGTTTTATCGCAAAGCTGGTGGAAAATGAGGATGGCACATATTCTCACTGCTTTGCATCTTGCAAGTGTGATGAGATCCGCAAATCTATCATCCGTCTGAATAAGAGCGGACTGAAAAACATCATCAAGGATTACAAGTTCAGTAATTTCGAAGATACCGAGCCGTGGCAGAAGACCATCAAAACGGCTGCTATGGAGTATGCAAAGAATCCGGAAGGGTGGTTCTTTCTTGGCGGTCAGAGCGGATCCGGTAAGACCCATCTATGCTGTGCCATTTGCCGGGAACTGATCTATGCCGGGAAGAAAGTGCGCTATTTCATGTGGCGAGAGGACATCGTGAAAATCAAAGCTGCGGTCAATGACTCCGAGGAGTACCGCAAGCTGGTCGAAGAATACAAGACATGCGATGTCCTGTACATTGATGATCTGTTCAAGACGGGCATGTCAAAAGATGACATCGCTAATAAACCTACATCCGCTGACATCAATGTGGCCTTTGAAATCATCAACGCTCGGTATACCAACCCCGGCCTCCTGACCATCATCTCCAGTGAACTTACAGAAGATGAGCTGCTGGACATTGACGAAGCCATTGGTGGCAGAATCTATGAACGGGCCAAGGCGATGACCATTGGTAGGGACCGCAAGCGGAACTACAGAGTCAAGAAGGCGGTGACCCTATGAAGGATGAAACCTACTCCTTCATTTCCGATGTGAAAGACAAAGGAATCACCGCCAGGAGTGCAAGAGGCAGAAGAACGCATACCGGAAAGGGTGGGAAGGTTCGCCTTCCCTCCGACAATCTATCAAAAAAGGAGTTAAAGAAAATGAACGGTGAATGTAAATCTTTCCGGCTGAATGATCCTATGTCCTGGGATGAATTCAAAGCTATGCCGGATGATCTGAAGGTTACATATATCAAACTGCTTCGGCAGAAGTTCCGTGTTCCGGACTGTAAAATTGGTGAAATGCTGGGTGTCAACAAGCACATCATGTCCTATGAAATCAAGCGGATTGGTCTGGGCCATGGTGAAAAGCACGGTGGCAATAAGTCCTGGGACAAGGAAGCCTTCCTTGCATGGGCAAATGGTGTTGACAAGCTGCCCACCCCGGTCATGGAAGAACCGGAAGAAATCCCCGTTCAGGAAGAACCGGAAGCAGTGGTGGAAGAAGACATTCCTTGGATTATTCCTGAAGCTAAATATTACCCCATTCCCCAGACCGCTGTTCCTGCCAACGGAAGTATGACCTTCAAGTGTCCTGCAAACCTTGCCCTGAACACCCTGAAGGAGTTGCTGGAAAATGAAATGGTGGAACTTAGCATCATGTGGAGAGTGGTCGAAGAAGGGGGTGGTGAGGATGCCTAAGCATCCTTGCATAGGTTGTACCTACTTCAAAGCTTGCGGAGAGACAACCAGAACCGCTCCTTGTGAAGGCAGAAAGACGAAACGAGAAGCGGAAAAGGAGCGGAACAAATGACTAAGAAAACAGGAAATATGTACCGCAACACAACCTTCAGGAATGGTGGACGGAAGGCAGGATCTGGTATGTATTACGATGATTACGGTGAGGAATCCGGAAACCCGGAACGATATCGCTACACCAAGGTTCGCTTTCCCCATGACGGTATTGACCCGGAAGAACTGAGTGGCCCAGTCATCTGCTATAAGGGAGAAAGGAGAACCGATGACTGATAAAGAAAAGCTTGCCCTGATTGACACCATGATTGCTGATTTTTGGGAGTACAACACAGATGAAAATCAGGCAAAAGGTGCTATTGGTTGCCTGTCTGCCATTGCAACGGTGATTGAATACAAGGGGGATGAATGATATTGGACATCTATATTGCAATGGAAGAATCCTATAAAAACGGATATGTCAAGGGCTGCGAGGATACCAAGAAGATGATAACCGAAGATGTTATCCAGAAACTCAAGGTCACGGATCAGCGGTGTGCATTCCGATACGGCAGAGGCCATGTTTTCCAATGCCGGATACAGGGCGGTGGCATCGATATTTTTGTCGAACAGGACATTCCTCTTGGAGATTCGTGTTCTGAGGAGAAGCACGGTCGATGGATTCAAAAGAAAGACACTTGCTTTTGCTCTGAGTGCATGGTCAGCGGTAGTCCTCGATGGAAGAGATGTCCTGTGTGCGAAGCTAAGATGGAGGTGGAGTTTGTGGCCGATTTTCCGGGAGTGAAAAAAATCACAATCAAAGGCATCGGTCCAAAAGAAGTCAGGGGGTATTGCAATGGCAACGAATCCGGTTAAAGCGATCCGGGAGTATTGCGTGGAGTGCAGCGGAGGGTCAACGGCAGAGGTGAAATGCTGTCCGGTGGAAAAGTGCCCTCTGTATCCCTTCCGCTTCGGAAAAAATCCTTACAGACAGCGTAGGGAAATGACGGAAGAAGCAAAGCAAGTGTTAGCGGATAGGCTCAGAGAAGCCAGAAAAAACATTGGCAATTCTGCAGAAAAATACGAAGGAGAGGATGATGAAAATGGTGACTGAAATTCTGAAAATCAAAGGTGACTGGGAGGAGGTGGTAAATGACTGTCGGATGACGGTATCCAAAGGAGGGCTTGGTCATGAGCCTTCCAAGGAGTTCAAGAAAGCAATCCTGCTATCCGAACATGACCCTATCCGGGATATCGAGGTCAAGTTCAGATGGGCAAGCATCCCCTACTGGGTTGCAATGCATTGGAAGACCCACATCTGGAGGAGCAGAACCAACACCCAGCGCAATGACAGACAGGGAAAATATGACCGGAAGAAAGCACCCCAGGAGGCACCGGTACAGTTCATCGGAGATGCCAACGCACAGCACCTGATTGACACCATGAGAAAACGGCTGTGCTTCATGGCAGCAAAGGAGACCAGAGATCTCGCCAAGGATCTGAAGGCCACACTCCGGGAGACGGAACCGGAACTGTCGGATGTCCTGGTTCCCAACTGCGTATATCGGTGCGGATGTCCTGAGAATGAACGGTGCAGTGCCTTCAAACAGATGATCCAGTATGACCCTGACATCGCCAGTACGGATATCCAGAAGCGGTATGATGCATACAACAAAATGTTTTACGGGGAGTGATGTGAATGTTGGAAGCAAAGAAATACCTGGAACAGATCCAACGGATGGACACGCAAATTAACAACAGATGGGAAAGCCTTCAGAAGCTGTATGCCATGCGGACAAAGATGACAACTGTTTTCTCTATGTCTGCCGTAAGCGGATCCAGCGCACAGAACAAACTGGAGGACATCTCTATCAAGATATGGGATATCGAGAAAGAGGTCAACCGGAAGATTGATAAATTCATAGAACTGAAGTTGGAGGCCACACAGCTTATCGACCAGCTGACGGATATCAATCACGCTATGGTTCTGCATAAAATCTACTTCGAATACAAGAAGATTGATGAGGTTGCAGCTGACATTGGGGTGAGTACCAGATCGATTCGCTATTGGCACAACAATGCGCTGAGTGCCCTGGAGGAGATCAGAAAGCGCAAGGTGGATAATGGCAAAGGCTAAAATGTACGGGATGACAACCACCTACATACCGAATGCCAGAGCCGACATGAGATTCCGGAAGAAGCTGTATCAGCATAACCGGGAAGTTGCCAAATGGGTTCCGTGCCAGAGAACTAAAAAAAGCTTGCTGGATCAAAAGAAAGGAAATGAATAGTGCGCATTATAGGGAAAAAGGAATTAAAAAAGCGTGGATGCAATTACTGCCTTCACAAAGGACTGACCAAAGTGGAAGAGAAAAAATTCAGCACTTGCCCCTATGATGTGTGTCCATATAAAGTCCTGGACAAATACAACAGCTATGAGGAGTTCCTGAAGAAACAGGACTTCCGTCTTCCGCTGATAGCGGACTATAAATAACAGGCCAGGACTAAAAAAACTTGCTCTTTTGATACAATTTCACAAAGATTCACGACACTTCAGTGTTCAGCAGGGTAAAAGTATGTTATTATTATAGTGAAATAATAAACGGTAATATCTCCAGCCTGACCGGGTTCCTCTTCCTCCTCTCCCGGTCAGGCTTTCTGTATGCAAATGTAAAAAAGGTTAATAAGAGGGGGATAGGCAGAACTGTTGAAAAATGTTGAAGCTTAGCAATACTTAACAGTTTTGGCTTGCAGGACACAAGCGATAAAGAATGTCCACTGAGTTGATCTTCTTGTAGAGCGCAAGAAGGGTAAACAAAAGAATGCTCCCTGAGACTGAAAGCCTGAGTATGGAACTTGGGCTTTTTTCTGTTTAAGCACCAGCGGACTTCCAGGTCATAGGGAATAATCCGTAAAATACCTACCTCCTTGGGGCGGTGGCAATCGGCTACCGCCTATGGTGCAATGAGCATACACCAGCAATCCGGCTGAGTGCCTAATATGCTGTGTCGGTCAGGTGGCGCTGACTGACAGTGAATAAAGCATTCCTTTTGAAGGGGTGATGAATATGAAAGCAATCAAATGTGATCTTCCCTTTGCGGAAGTTATTGAAATCCATCCCATGGGTGACAAGCACATTGGTGACAGCATGTGTGACTTCAAGTCCATCATGGAAGAAATTGAATATATCAGAACCACACCGAATGCTTATTGTGTCCTTACTGGCGACCTGATGGACACTGCCATTGCATCCAGTATCGGTGACACATATTCTGCTTCGATTCAGCCTATGCAACAGCTAGAACTGTGCGTGAAACTGTTTCATCCATTGGTGGAAGCCAAAAAGGTTTTGGCGGTTCTCCCAGGAAACCATGAAAATAGGGTGTGGAAATCGGATGGAATCGATATGACCGAAATCATGTGCAATCAGCTTGGAATTCCTGAACGGTATTCACCCACCACGGCACTGCTTTTCATCCGGTTTGGAACACAGGGTGGAAAGTACCACAACAGGCCACAGCTTTACACAGCATATGTGACCCACGGATCCGGTGGTGGAAGAAGGGAAGGTGGCAAGGTGAACAGACTTGCTGACCTTGCTTCCATTGTGGATGCGGACATTTATATCCATTCCCACACACACCTTCCCGTGATTTTCCGGGAAGGATTTTTCAGGACTTATCCAAGCACTTCGACTTTTGGCATGGTTGACAAACTGTTTGTGAACACAGCTGCATCTTTGGATTATGGTGGCTATGGTGACAAGGCAGGATTCAAGCCAGCTTCCAAACGGTCACCTGTAATCTATCTGCATGGCCTGAAGCATGATATGTGGGCCAAATTATAAATAATATATTTCTCTATCATAGGTTTGACCTGAACCAGGATAGATGACGGAGCATTCCATAGGAATTGTCCATGCCCTTTATGGGTGTGGGCAAGCCTGTGGAATGCTTTTTATTATAGCGCAAAGGGGTGAGAGAGATGGCAGGTGGCAGACCGCCTATGTTTACATCGGCAGAACAGATGCAAAAGCTAATTGATGCCTACTTCGAAGAGTGTGACGGTAAAGTCCTCTTAGACGAAGATGGCAAGCCTATGAGAAATAAAGACGGTAGGGTCATCAGGGATGACAGAAGACCGTACACGATCACTGGCCTTGCTCTTGCACTTGGTTTTAATTCAAGACAAGCACTGCTGAATTATCAAGCAAAAGAAGAGTTTTATGACACGATTATGCGAGCGAAGGCAAGAGTCGAAATGTACGCAGAAGAAAGACTCTACGACAAGAATGGCAGTAATGGTGCAAAGTTCTCCCTTGCAAACAACTTCAGGGGATGGACAGAGAAGCAGACGATAGAAGCTGATGTCAACAGCAAGGTGAACATCACGGTAGAGTTGGTGGATGACTGATGGATGTAAGCATCAGGATAAGCAAGAAAGTCTTCAATGATGTGTATCTACCATACCTGGATAACGAGGACAGATACCTTGTGTTCTATGGTGGCGGATCATCCGGCAAGAGTTACTTCATCGGTGAGCGGATCATATACAAGCAGATAAAGCCGAAGAAGTGCAATCTGCTGATAGTGAGACAGACAGCAGATACCAACAGAAGGTCTACATTTCCTCTACTGAAGCAAGTCATCTCCAATTGGGGACTAAGTGAGCATTTCAAGATAAATGAATCGGATATGCGCATCGTCTGTAAGCTGACCGGGAACGAGATAGCTTTTGCTGGTCTGGACGATGTTGAGAAGATTAAGTCCATCACCTTTGCTAATGGTGAGTTGACGGACATCTGGGTAGAGGAAGCTACGGAGTGCCAGGAAGCTGACATCAACCAGTTAAAGGTTCGACTCCGTGGCGGTAAGAGCAAGAAGCAGATGGTACTCAGCTTCAACCCCATCAACATACAGCACTGGATCAAGGGACACTTCATTGACTCTGGTCTGGCTACGGTGTGCTTCAGCACATACAAGGACAATAAGTTTCTCACAGACGATGACCGCAAAGCACTGGAAGACCTGAAACAGATCGATGAGTATACCTACGAAGTCTACTGCCTGGGCAAGTGGGGTATTCTCGGCAAGACAGTGTTTGATGCTAGGGCAATTCAGGCACGACTTGATGCTATACCGAAGCCTATCAAGACGGGATACTTCACCTACGACTATGACGGGCTGAAATTGAGCAATATCAAATGGGTGAATGACAAGAGCGGATACATCCACATCTATGGTATACCGAACAGTCCGGAAGCGACAGAGTATTGCATTGGCGGTGACACAGCCGGAGAAGGCAGTGACTACTTTGTTGCGGATGTGCTGGATGCCAAGACTGGCAATCAGGTAGCTAAGCTGCGACACCAGTTTGATGCTGACCAGTACACCAGACAGATGTATTGCCTTGGTAAGTATTACAAAGATGCGCTCATTGGCATTGAGGCGAACTTTGACAGCTATCCCATCATGGAGTTGCAGAGGCTTGGGTATCCGAAACAATATGTCCGCACAGCGCAGGACACCTATACCGGGAAGACGGAGAAACGATATGGCTTCAAGACCACTTCTTTGACCAGACCCACCATCATTTCCCGGCTTATTGAGGTAGTCCGTGAACACTGCGAGACCATCTGCAGCAAGGACACACTAGAGGAGCTGCTGACCATCATCCGCAATGAGAAAGGCCGTATAGAGGCTCCTCAAGGCGGTCATGATGACCAGATGATGTCACTGGCTATAGCACATCACATCAGGGAGCAAGTGGTATTCCCAAGTGATGTCATTGAGGTACAGCCTCAGAGACACTTCAGTGTAGAGAAGAAGCAGGAAGTTGTATATGACTTTGGTGAGATCATCACCATCATATAGGAGGGAGTATGGAAGTAGTAACGATATTGGCTATGGGCTTTGTGTGCATGGCCTGTTTCCTCATGGGAGCCAAGGTGGGTCAGGCGGTTTCAAAGGGAGAGAAGATAGAAACTCCCACGCTTGATCCGTTCAAGGCTGTGAAGGAACATACCGCAAAGAAAGAAGCTGAGATGGAGCGACACCGGATGGAAGTGATCCTGGGCAACATCGAAAGCTATGATGGCACTGCAAAGGGTCAGAAAGATGTGCCGGGGAGGTGAGTAAATGGATATTCAGGAAATCAAAGAGACACCGATTTGGTCGCTGTATGAGATAGGCCGTAACTTCCACAGACGGACAGGCATCTATGTGGACACTGACCGGAACTACAATTTCTACAACGGCAATCAGTGGCAGAACGCAAAGCTTGGTGATGCGGAACCGGCACAGGAGAACTTCATCAAGCCCATCGTAAAGTACAAAATCGCTGTTGTCCATGACAATCTGTATGCTATCCACTATTCCTCTCAGAACTATGAGAACCAGGAGTTCCGCAAAGAGGCTGAGAGATACTGTGACATGCTCAACAGATATGCCCATAATGTCTGGGAAAAGGACAAGATGGACTTCAAGGGTCGCAGAGTCACCAAGGATGCTGCCATCAATGATGAAGGCATCATGTATGTGGACTTTGACCGTGAGAACATGGTTCCCGTCAATGAGATCATCAAGAAGAATGATATCTACTATGGCAATGAGAACGATGACGATATCCAGAATCAGCCCTATATTCTGCTGAGAAAGAGAATGCCCGTTGTAAATGCGATTGAACTGGCATTGGGCATGGGCATGAGCGAAAGCAAGATCCCCTTCATCATCGGTGACAATGACACCTTCGAAGAGAGCGGTGAAGCTGCCAAAATCGAATTGGATAACATGGTCACCGTGGTCTACAAGATGTACAAGAAGGATGGCACAGTCCGGTTCTCTGTGGCTACCAGATGGTGTGACATTGTAGAGGATGTTGACCTTGGTATCAAGCTGTACCCCATTGCTCACATCAACTGGGAAGAGAAAGAAGGCAGTGCCAGAGGTGAAGGTGAGGTTCGTTATCTGATCCCCAACCAGATTGAGGTCAACAGAACCCTGGTAAGACGAGTCCTCACCGTTAAGTTCCAGGCATATCCCTCCAAGGTTGTGGATATCAGCAAGATCTCCAATCCTGATGCACTTAACAGAGTAGGCGGTGTCATCAAGACCAATGGCACTCCTGTGGACGATGTACATAAGGTTGTAGGCACGATCCCTCCGGCACAGATGTCTCCTGATGTAGTCAAGCTACAGGAAGACCTGATTCAGGTAACCAGAGACTTGGCTGGTGCTGGCGATACCGCAACTGGTCAGGTGAATCCTGAGTCCGCTTCCGGTCGTGCTATTCTGGCAGTACAGCAAGCATCTCAGGCTCCTATGACAGAGCAGAAGGAAACCTACAAGAACTTCGTGGAAGACCTTGCCCGTATCTGGCTTGAGTATCTTATCGCCTACAGTGAAGATGGTATCAACATGGAAGAAGCAGTGACAGACCCCAGAACGGGAGAGGAAACGGAGCAGATTATCAAGGTTCCTCAGTCTGTGCTTCAGCAGTTACAGGCCACTGTCCGCATCGATATCACTCCGATGGGTGTATACGATAAGTTTGCAAAGGAGCAGACCATGGAAAATCTTATGCTCAACGGTCTGTTCACGGCACAGAGAGTGAGCGAACTGGAAATCTATGCGAAGATTCTGGACGATGACTCTGTTGCTCCGAAGATGAAGATCATGGAGGCTGTCGAGTACATCAAGGAAGAGCAGAGAAAGATCGCTATGATGGAAGCCCAGGCACAGATGATGCAGCAGAGGGCACAGCAGTTCCTCATGGAAGACATGGACGGTCAGGCATCTATGATGTCGGATGCAATGAAGCAGTTACAGGGCCAGCAGATGGCACAGCAACAGACCCCGGCAAGTAAAGAAGTAAGCTCTCAGTAATGGGTGCTTTTTCTATTGTCCAAGCCTGAAGACATTAAAAGCTGAGATTGAGTGAAGTCAAACACTCCCCAAAAAATAGAAAGGAAACCATTATGGAAAACATGGAAAACCTTGTGACGGAAGAGGTCACTGAAAAAGTGGAGCAGACCACAGAAGAAACTCCGAAGCTTTATACCGAGGAAGAATTCAATGCCAAGGTAAATGAAGTTGCTGGTAAGAGAGCTGCCAGACAGGGAGCCAAGATCCGCAAGGAGTATGAGAGAAAATACGGAGACCTTGAGGAAGTGCTTCGTGTCGGCACGGGCAAGGACAATATCGAGGATGTAACCAGTACTCTTAAGGAGTTTTATCAGAAGAAGGGTTACTCATTCCCCACCAAGCCCACCTATTCCGACAAAGATATCGAGGTTCTCGCAAAGGCTGAAGCGGAGGATATTATCCGCTCCGGGTTTGACGAGGTTGTGGAGGAAGTAGACAGACTTGCAAAGCTTGGCCCTTCCAAGATGACCAACAGAGATAAGGAAGTATTCCGTGTGCTGGCTGAACATCGCCAGAATGCTGAACGCAGTAAGGAACTGGCCAAAATCGGTGTTACCGAGGAAGAGTACAAGAGCAAGGAGTTTACCGACTTCGCTTCCAAGTTCAATTCCACCACATCCATCAGCGATATCTACGATATCTACCGCAAGACCAAACCGAAGAAAGAAATCAAAACTATGGGAAGCATGAAGAACAGCGAATCCTCTGACAGCGGTGTTAAGGATTTCTATACCAGAGACGAAGCGCTCCGGTTTTCGAAGAAGGACTTCGACAAGAACCCGGCTCTTTTCAAAGCTGTTGAGAATTCCATGCTGAAATGGTGATGCTTCCCTCCTTATGAAAGGAAGGTATAAATAATGGCTATTACCAATTTTATTCAGACTATCTGGTCTAAGAAGATTCAGGATGACCTGGAACTTCAGTGCAAGCTTGTTGACAACTGCCTCCGGGAATATGAGGGTGACTGTAAGTATGCCCGTACCGTCAAGATCCTGGGTGTCGGTGAGCCTGAAATCATCGCCTACGATGGCACTACTCCCCTGACCTATGAGGACATGAAGGATCGTGGCCAGGATCTGGTCATTGACCAGCAGTACGCATTCCGCTTCAAGGTCGATGATGTGAACCAGGCACAGTCCGTTCCCGGCCTGAAGGAAGAGTATCAGCGCAAGGCTGTCCACGGTCTGGCTGTCAAGCGTGACTCCTATGTGGCAAGCCTGATTAAGGGTGTTACCGCCAATGTGACCACTGCCACCAACCTGACTCAGGAAGCGGTCAAGAAGGCTATCGATGATGCCATCGTTGCTCTGCGTGAGCGCAACTTCGATGAGGATGGTGTCATCGAGATCACTCCTGCCGTGTACAATGTGTTCAAGAACTGCCTGATCACCCTGTCCACTGACAACCCTGAGTACATCAAGAAGGGCAAGGTCGGTGTGTACGATGGCTTCGATGTGGTCATGTCCAACAACATGGCAAAGGACTCCAGCCACTTCTACTGCGATATCCGTGGCAAGAAGGCCATTGCCTTTGCTGGTCAGATCAATGAAGTCGAGGCTCTGCGTTCTGAGTCCTTCTTCGCTGACCTGATCCGTGGTCTGGACACCTTTGGCTCCAAGGTCATCGATGAGGCCCGTATCCAGGTTGTGAAGATCCCTGTTAAGGCTACTGCCTGATAGGTGGTGTTCCCAATGAAGCGAGTGAAAGTTCTCATTCCCTTTCACCTGAAAGCTTCCAATACTGACTGCGTTCCCGGAGATGAGATTGAGGTAAGCGATGAACAGCTTGCCAACATCCGTGCCGTGAATGTGAATATGGTACTGGTGCTTGGTGAAATTGTTGAGGAAGAACATGTGGCTGAAGCTGTAAAGCCCAAAGCCAAAAAGTCCAAGAAGCAGTAAGAGAGGGAGGGGCAATGCCCCTCCCCTTTTCGTGAATGTATAGAGATATGCACTGACGAAAAGGGAAAGGAGGACACAACATGAACTTTATCAGAAAACCTAGTATCGACTTGTATCCCGGTATTCGTGTAGACAAGGACACGGTACTGGAATATCAGAACGAGAATGTCAACCAGAAGCTTGAGAAACTGGTGTTCAACTCTGTTACCAAGGTAAAGGGTGAAGGCTATGAAAGCACCTACAGCACCACCATTCATCTCAAAGAGGGCGAAATTCTTGTCTTTGAAGAAGAGGGCCGTGGCTACATCAAGCCCGTGGAGCCTTTTGTAACCATCGAGGAAGCCATTGAGGATCTGACAAACATCAAAGATTTGGGGTGATGAAGTGTTTGCTGTCTACGAAGATTTATCCATTTATGTGACCAGGGGTGATATCGTGACCCTGGCTGTAACTGCGGATGATAACGGCAATGCCTATCTGTTTCAGCCGGGTGACATTATCCGCATGAAGGTAACTGAAAAGAAAGCCTGTGAGAATGTAGTCTTGCAGAAGGATTTCCCTGTTACCGAGGAAACCGACTGTGTAACCATCCTGCTGACCGAGAAGGACACCAAAATCGGTGGTGTCATCAGCAAGCCTGTCGATTACTGGTATGAAATCGAACTGAATCCGCTGACCAATCCGCAGACCATTATCGGCTATGACGATGAGGGTGCAAAGATATTCAAGCTGATGCCGGAAGGCAAGAATCTGGAGCCGACTGACGAAGGGCCTACAGAGGAAGATATCCCCTTTGTGGATGAGGAGTTTGATTCTACATCCGAAAGACCCGTGCAGAATCAGGCAATTACCAGAGCGCTTCTTCGTCTGGAACAGCTGATTGCTGACTTGGAAAGCAGACTGACTCTCAGCATCTCCAAGGAAGAAATGGAGCGCACCAATGATGTGACAAGGCTTGAAACTGCTTTGGATGCAGAGAGAGCAAGAATCGACAGTCTGATTAATTAACCGGAACAAATAATCCGGTAGAGAGGAGAAAACATGAGTGTAGAAGGAACCGTGGAAAACAGCCATGTATTAAAGGGCAAAATCAAATCTATCCCTTCCGTAGATAAGACCCTGACCAAGGAAGGATCTCCGGCAGATGCAAAGGCAGTGGGCGATGCTATCCGGGCATTGCAGGATGGCACTGGCGGTAGCGGTGGAGCTGCCATCTATGCGCATATTGAATCCATCACGAATCCGCACAAGGTAACGGCTCGTCAGGTTGGTCTTGGAAATGTCGATAACACTGCCGATATGGAAAAGCCTGTGTCTACTGCTCAAGCCGAAGCAATTGCAGATGCTAAGAAATCTGGTACGGATGCACAAGCTACTGCTGATGAGGCCAAGGAAAAAGCAAACGAAGCGATGACTGCTATTACCAATGTTAAGGAAGTTCCTGCAAGTGGTGAAACTGATGAGGGAAAGTTCCTTCGTGTTGTCAATGGTGTTGCATCCTGGCAGACTGTCACCAATGCGGAGGAGGTTGAAGTCTGATGGAATATCTGATTCAAAAAGAGACTCTTGATAGCATCGGCAATGCGGTGAGAAGTGCGACTGGAAATACTGGGCTTATTCCGGTATCCAATTTAGCATCCAAGATTGCTGAAATCGATAGTCTTAATTTCCGTGTTCTCCATGGCAGTTCTCAGCCATCTTCTCCTAAAGCAAATGATATCTGGATCAAATCTGGAACTGCGGTCAATGGGTACAGATTTTGTAGTAACACACCAAGCGGAACAAATACAAACACAGGCAATGTGTACATTGTTTCGGAAACATCCAGTGACCGAACTACAAACAATACCGTCCCGGTACTTAACATTCTGGACAAAAAGGAAAATGGGCAGACAATCCGCTGTCTTCTGAACTTGACAGGATGCTACCAGGTGGTCAATGGGGAATGGGTATCGATGGATGCGTATCTCTACAAAGGCGGTGCTTGGCTACAGTTCAGTTCGGCATTTACGGCACTCTATATCATCAAAGACGGAAATGTCGATGTCGATAAGTATCCCTACCAATATACTCAGAAGTATTGGGATTCCTCATCAACCAGCGAGAAAACCAGAACTGGCGGTGTTGATAGCAAATACATTAAATTTGAGCAGGAATATGATGAAAAACTGGCTGTGTGGACTGAAGCAACAAACGGATACTATCAGAAAAACGAGTTTAGTAATGTGGTGGTGCCTCAGAGTGCGTCTGTGTTCTATTTCCAGTATTATCGGCTGCCTGTTTACAAAAATGCGACAATTCAGGTAGGAAGCGCATCCGTTTCCGTTGCGAGGGACGGGGCACCAACTTCCTCCCTATACAACGAAACAGTATCTATCGATGTTACTGCGCTCCGGGGTCAGACCGTAACATTCTCTTACACAACCTATGGTCAGTCCGGTCATCAGGACTGTTATGTCGGTAATGCGTGGTTTGAGTGAGGTGGCAAAAATGAAAACAATCTATATTGATTCGGAATATAAATGCCATCTTGAAGGTGGCGAAGGTCTTACCGCTGTGGAGACGGATTCCTTCGATGGCCTGTGTGAAGAAATGATTGTATGCTTCCGCTTCGTTCCTTTCGGTAAAAGCTGGACAAGAGAAGACGGCCTTGTTTTCAACGGTCAAATGATTACACCTTGGAAGAATCTTGATGAAGCGGAAAAGGCACAGCGTGAATATGAAAAACAGTTGCTTACAGAATACACAGAAGCACTGAAGACATTGGGGGTGAGTTTATGACGGTACTAGAACAGGCACAGGAAATCCGTATCGCTATGGACTCCGCTGGTGCTGTGCTTACAGATGAACAGGCACTTAACTGTAAGGCTATCTATAAGCAGTGGGATAAGCTGATTGGCGTAACCGTCAAAGAGGGATATCGATTCCTCTATGGCAAAGACCTTTATCGAGTAGAACAGCCTGAGTACACCTTTGTTAAGGAATATACTCCCGGCTCAGTGGGTACTGAGAGTCTCTTCTCTCATATCGATGAAGGTCATGCCGGAACTTACGATGACCCCATTCCTTATGAGGTAAACATGGAAATCTACCAGGGTTCGTATTACACGCAGAATGATGTGAAGTATCTCTGCATCAGAAGCAGTGGTCAGCCTCTTCAGCATGACCTTTCCGCTCTGGTAGGCCACTATGTGGAGGTGGTTGCATGACTCTGAAAGAAATGAAGAAGAAAGTCCTGGGTCTTATCGAGGAACTGAATCCTCTCAGCGAGTTACTGACGGATGACCCTGACATCGCAACGAAAATCAACGATGTCATCAATCAGATCCTGTACGAACTGGCACGATTCAAGAAGATCCCCAAGTATGTGGAGATCCCTGTAACTGCCGGAGATGTTCTTGACTTTGAGGATATCGCAAAGGCAGCAGGATATGAGATCTACCAGATCGATATCATCTGCGGTGTTCGGTATATTCCCAAGGCAAGCAACACTGTATTTAAGATGTTGGAGACTGGCACTGCTGAAATCGACTTGTTCGTGTACCCAGAACAGATCACGGAAAAGACGAAGGACAGCTATGAATTTGAACTGAGTCAGGATGCTCTTGAGATCATGCCGTATGGCATTGCCGGAGACTTGCTGAAGAGCGATGTATCTACGGACTACGGCAACATCTACTCCTCTCGATATCAGGAGATGTTAAGCAGACTTGACCACAGATATCAGATGAACAGTATTTTCATTGATGGAGGTTTGAACATCTAATGGCAGACATTGTAACCAGAGTATACAGTGGCTTCCGTGGTGTTGACTTTCGTGGCGAGGAAATCAATCTCGTTAGAAGTCCTGACAGCGTGAATGTCTGGAAGGACTATAAAGAGACAGACAGTATCAGAACCAGACCGGGGCTTGCGAAGATGGAAAACTTCGATGCCCCGGTCTTTGGTGTATTCTTCTACAAAGCTGGCTCTGCCGAGATGTGCCTAGTCCACAGCGGAACAAAGCTGTACAAAATTGTGAACGGAACCAAGACGGAACTTTTCTCCGGGCTGAATGAAGCCAAGAGTGATAGTTTCATCTATAACAACACCTGGTATTTCAAGGACGGAAAGCATTACATCCAGTATGACGGACAGACCATCAAAGAAGTGGAAGGTTATGTCCCTACCACTTCCATTGCCAGAAAACCTGGTGGCGGTGGCTCCATGTATGAGGATGTGAACCTCCTTACCGGGAGAAGGATCAATACTTTTCTGGCTGACGGTGAAAGCACCGATTTTTTTCTCGATGCACAGAATATCGATACCGACTTCCCTCTTCTTGTAAAGGTAAATGACAAAGCGGTTGACAATTTCACCGTTGACCATACCGCTGGCAAAATCACCTTTGCGGAGGCTCCTGTGGCTCCTTTGACGGACGGTCAGGATAATGTCTCTGTGGAATTCAAGAAGATGGTAAGCGGATATCCTGACAGGATCAGGAACTGCACATTGCTCCAGGTTTTTGATAACCGTGTGTTCTTCAGCGGTAACAAGGACTATCCCAATATGATCTGGCATTGCAGTCTGAACGATCCAAGCTATTGCAGTGACCTGGATTACTACAATGAAGGTCTGGATACAGCTGCGGTGAAGGGATTGGTGGCTGGCAACAATGTGCTGTGGGTGTTCCGGGAACCGTCTCAGGCCAATACCACGGTGTTTTACCACACACCGACCATTGATAGCGACTATGGCAAAATCTATCCGAGTACACACTCCAGTATCTCTACAGGCTGTGTCGGCAGTGCCATCAACTTCAACGATGACATTGTGTTCTTCTCTGACAGAGGCATGGAAGGCATCAGCGGTGACATCACTACAGAACAGGCCATTGCCCACAGAAGTTCTCTTGTGGACAGAAAAATGACTGCGGAATCCAATTACAAGGACATGGTCTTGGCTGAGTGGGAAGGCTACCTCATTGTCTTCATTGATGATAAGGCATACCTGGCTGACAGCCGTGCCTCTTTCAAAAATGAGAACCATTACGAATATGAGTTCTTCTATTGGGACTTGGGTATGAAGGTCATCAGCGCAAAGGTGGATAAGGGTATTCTCTACATCGGCACTGAGGATGGTGTGTACACCCTGACCGATAAGGAAGCGGATGTGGAAAGCTATTGGGTGACTCCGAAGGATAAGTTCAAGTATCCGCACAAGCAGAAGACCACCAACAAAAGAGGCTGTGTCTCTGAGGCCACTGGTGATATCGCTGTCTATGCAAAGATCGAGGATACGGACTTTGAACTTATCGGTGAATACAAGGATGTCGAAGATTACTTCGTCAGTCGGATCAAGCGGAAGAAGTTCAAAGACCTTCAGCTTAAGTTCCATTCCAAGACCAGATTCAGTCTGGAGACCGTCACCATGGAAGTGTTCCTTGGCGGTTATATCAAGCGGTAAGGAGGGAGATAAATGGAAGTCAATTACGAAGATGAAAGATTTGCTCAAGTAGAAGCAGAAAAAGAAACTGCTCTCAAGGAAGTTGAGAACACCTACGGTGGCATGATCGAGGAGTCTGACAATTACTATAAGGCACAAATCGATGCCTCCAAGGAAATGGCAGACAAGCAGACTCAGCTTCAGCAGGAACAGACCGACTTTGCTATTGAGAAAATCGAACAGCAGAAGGAACAGGCCCAGAAGGATTATACCAAGGAGCAGTCCGGTGCTTATGTGGATTGGAAGAAGCAGAGTGACCAGCACGGTGTAAGAGCGGAGCAGATCGCTGACAGGGGTATGCAGAATACTGGCTACAGTGAGAGTTCTCAGGTCAGTATGTACAACACCTATCAGAACCGGGTTGCAACTGCCAGACAGTCTTTTGATAATGCGACTCTGAATTACAACAATGCAATCAGAGAGGCCAAGCTTCAGAACAATTCTGTAATGGCAGAAATCGCACTAAACGCATATAAGGAACAGCTTACACTTTCCCTCCAGGGATTCCAGTACAAGAATCAGCTGCTCCTTGACCTGGCAAATCAGAAGACCCAGACCCAGAACATTTACTATCAGCATTATCAGGATGTCCTCAACCAGATCAACACTGAGAATGCTCTTGCCGAGCAGATCCGGCAGTTTAACATCACTCACGGCCTTAACCCTGACGGAACTCCCAAGTCCAGTGGTGGCGGTGGAGGATACCGTTATAGTTCCGATGATGTGCGTATCGAAAAAGATGGTGAAGGCAGCGAAGAAACCGCAGATGGTCTGAAAACAAAGAACGAGTTCGGTGTCTTGGTTCCCACCTACAATCCAAAAACAGGGGAGACAACCTTTGAGCGTTCGGATAGATATTTCACCACTGACCCTGATGCAATACTTACTTACAATCCTCACACGGGGGCGATCCGAGACATTCCGGAGGATTTCCCGTACAAATACAAGACCACCTAGAAAACCCCTTAATCATAAGAAAGAAGGTGTTGCCTGATGTCGAATGTAGACAAATTTAGGGCAAAAAAGGGTTCTGTCGCAAATGTCCCTACAGCTTCCAATTCCGGAAGCGTAGGGACACCACTTGACAGAAAGATTGGAAAGTTTACGCAGAGTGGCATGCCTGGAAGCTTTCCTATGATGTCGCAGGGTGACATTTTGGCCAGTTTTTCGCCACAGGATGACGATATCGCTCCTGTATATACGGCAGCTAATGCCACAACCGGAAGCGGAAAAGGATTAGACGGGATTAACTGGAAAGGTGTCTGGAACTGGCTTGTAGGCATCAGAGGTTACAAGCCTGAACACGCAGATAATGTCAACGAAGGCGAAAGCGGAGGAAATCAGGGCCAAGGGTGGTTCCAAAAGGGTGATTTCGCAGATGGCTTCGACTGGTCGGATATCCCCACAGCCATTCTTGGCACTGGAGTTGATGCATTTGAAGGTATAGGTACCGGCATCTTTGGAATGGGTGAGACGATAGTTGACACTGGTGCTTGGCTTGCACCGGGCCAGCTAACAGAACTAAATGCGTACATTGACTGGACTGACCCCAATCAAGTAGCTATGCTTGAAGACTTAAAGGCTCAGTCTCAAAAGCAGAGTGAAGACTTCATAAAGAATGACTTGTACGATGAGGCATCGATTGCCAAGAAAATCATCGTGGATCCCTTTGAAGCTTACACTAATATCGATGTAGAGGGAAGTTCTGTCATTGCAGAAAAAGCGGACTCTCTCGCAGAATCTGCTGGTCAGATGGTCGGACAAGCTGCGCTTCAGTCAATTGGTGTCCCCTGGTTCATCACATCTGCGGTTACTTCTTTCGGTAGCGAGGCAGAGTCTGCCCTGAACGAAGGTGCTACCTTTGAAGAAGCTGGTGTCAGTGCTGGTGTTACCGCAGCTGCCGAAGTCCTGGGCGAATTGCTTTCTGGCGGTATCTCGTTCGGTGGCAAAACACTCGATGACGGTGTCTCCGTTCTGCTCGCAAGAGGCATTAGCAACGATCTATGGCGAAGCCTAGCGAAACTGGGAATTGATGTCGCAGGTGAGGCAGGAGAAGAAGTTTTCTCCGAAGTCGTAAGCAGAATCGGCAAAAAGCTTACCTATGAGGACGATAAGACTCTTAAAGATATTCTTTTCTCCAGGGAAGCATGGGAAGCTTATAAAGATGCTGCTATTGGTGGCGGTCTACTTGGCGGTATCTCCAGTGGCTACAAGACCGTTGATTCGGCAAGCAGAGGTTATGACTATGCATCTGATATGTCTAAGACTGAAAAGGCTGTTGTAGATGCTGTGTACAAGGCTCGTCTTGCTGATGAAAAAGGCAAGTTGAACAATCACGAAAAGAACAATCTCTATGCCCAGGTCATCGAGGACATGGAAAAGGGCATCATCACCACTGACGAAATTGAGAGTGTTCTTGGCGGTGACAGCTATAAGAATTACAGGGCCACGGTAGAGAGTGAGAATGCTCTCATCAATGAGCATAAAACCCTTGGCAATAAGAAGGGTGCGACTCCAGCGGAAAATCAGCGGTACAATGAACTGAGCCAAAAAATCAAGGCCATTGATCCTGGAAAGCGAATTCAGCTTGCCAACCAGGTTCACAAAGAAACCTTCGAATTGGTCAAAGACACCCGTCTGGCTGAAAGCTATCACGAAAAAGGCAGACGAAGTCAGGCTTTCCAAGCGGATGTATCTCAGTATACCGAGAAACAACGAGGAACCATCCAGAAAGCCATTGACAGCGGTATTTTGAACAATACCAGAAGAACCCATGACTTTGTGGACTTTATCGCCAGGGTGTCCGCAGAGAAGGGAATTGACTTCGACTTCACTAACAACGAGAAACTCAAGGCCAGTGGCTTCGCTGTTGATGGCAAGTTTGTAAACGGCTATGTGCAAAACGGTGTTGTTACCATCAACACGCAGTCCAGCAAGTCTTCGAATACCATTGTGGGCCATGAAATCACGCATGTCCTGGAAGGGACGGAGTTGTACGATGCGCTCCGGAATGCCGTCTATGCCTATGCAGAAGGCAAGGGTGTCAACCTTACTGCAAGGAAAAAGGCAATCGTAAAAGCCTACGGTGGTACTAAGGGGGCCGACATTAATTCGGAACTAACTGCTGAATTGGTGGGCGAGTATCTCTTCTCGGACAGAGATTTTATCAACCGACTGTCTGCGGAGAACAGAACCCTATTTGATAAGGTCTTCGATGAAATCAAGTATCTGTTCAGAGTCGCTACTGCCGGAAGTAAGGAAAAGAGACAGCTTGAGAAGGTCATGAAGGTCTTTGAGGATGCTTACCGGGAAGGCGGTAAGGCCAAGGACACTCCCATGAAGCAGGAAGTTCAGCACTCCTTGAGCAATGACTCTGCCTATATGGGCAATGCCATCAACATGAACGAATCCCTTGGCATCGTGGAAGACAGTGTCTTGCTGGAAGCAAAAGCTGTTCGTGAACGAGTGGCTGAGCGGATGAATGAAATCAAGGACAAGGGCCTTGTGGGTCTGCCTGATGATATTGAGGGCAATACCTACATTGCAAACTCTTCCTATGATGGCACTGAGGAGAACACTACAATCTGTCCCAGATCCCTGGCTTCTGAAGCATTCACGGATGCGGTTTCTGAATACCTCGGCAGACCGCTGACTGTGGAGGAGCAGATTTACATCTCCCAGGATCTCCAGGGCAGAACACTGACTCCTGAGTGTATCTACTGTTATGTGGCTACTGACAGAAAAGCCTATCGTGCATTCCTTGGCGAATACATCAATCAAAGAGATGCTGTCCTTGAAAAGCTGAAAGCGAATCCGAATGCAGATGTCTCCAAGAACGGAGAACTGTATAAGGAATTCCTCAACGGCAGAAAAGACACCAAGCCCATGTACAGTCGCTTCAAGATGTGGGTCGATGCCTATAAGAACGGTACTCCGATGGTACAGGCATCTCACCTGGCCAACATCAATAAGCTGATGGGTGACATCAACTCTGAATTTGGTGCAGAACTGAAGGCTCAGATCACGGATGCCATGAAGTATGCGCAGAGTGCTTCCTGGGCGAAGAAAAGAGTCGGCTATGTGGCCTACAACGGGCACATCCTGAAGTGGAAGCAAGGTCGCATCGATAAGCTGAACAGCCACTACGGTCTGAGAATGTACTCCTTCTCCGACTTCCATCCTGCATTCGTTCTGGAGAACATGCAGATGATCACCGATGCTTCTGTCCGTGGTCTTAAGATGCTGGGCTACACGAAGGATACCGATTTTGTTGAAATCTTCGCTCCTACTGGAATGAACATCAATATCTCCACCTTTGGCTTTGAGTCTGGCGGTAATGTCTTTGAGAACAATCTGACCGGAGCTGCCTGGGATAAGGCAAAGGCATTGCGTGACCAGTATCCCAATGTGGGTATCACCTTTGTTGCTACCAATGACACTCTGGTCAATTGGGCTTTGGATCAGGACTGGATTGATGTGGTCATTCCTTACCACCTTGTCAGAACTGGCGAGGCGGTAGCAAAGGCGATGAAGTACACCAACTATACCAGTGAGTCTGCGGACACCAAGACCAAGGAGTGGACAAAGGGCAAGGACAAAAAGTACATTGCACCCACAGAACACAACAACGATAAGGCTACCTATCTGGCTGCGATTGCTGAGAATCATCTGAAACCGAGATTTGAGAGATTCATTGACAACCCCAACTATATGAAACTCGTCAATGAGTGCAGACAGCCAGCATCCAAGAGTCAGGCGGTACAGCCTATCTTCAATGAAGAAGCTGCCAATACTGCTCTGGCTAAGCTGGAGGCCAATGGCTACTATCAGCCTATCGGTGGCTCTGTGGATAGAATGTATGAGATTGCCGGGGAAGTTGCGGAGGCAATGACCCAGGATATTGCTCCTACACGGTATTCGCTGTCTGATGCTGTTGGCAGTGATGACATTGCTCCTGTTGCGAAGAGCGATGTGAAGTATTCACTGGGATATCACGCTGGAGACCTTGGCAAGAGCGAGAGCCTTGCTATGCAGACTGGTGGCAGAGACACAGGACACTATGGCACAGGAACTTACTTTGTGGGTGATGAGGCCGAAATTTCCTATGACTCTTATGGAAAAAGACCGCATGAGAAGGTTGACTTCAATAAGTACAATCTGTTCAAGCCGAAGACGAGTGAGAATGCTCGGTTGCTACACGGCTTCCTAAAGGGTGTTAACAGTTATTACGACAGAGACCCCAGCCTTGTATCTACTGATGCGGAGGTTGATGCAATCAAAGATCAGTTTGATGATCTCGATTGGGACGATGATACCGAAGCACTGTATACTGCAATCAACTTAGTTAGTCGTGTGGTTGGTCGGTATGGAGTCTCTCGTGAACTACAGAAACACTTACCAGACACTTGGCTTTCTGATGATGGTACATTGTCACTGGATAATGGCGATGACCTTACCACACTAGAAGTCATTGAGATGCTCGATAATAAAGACAGGACAGCTTACGACTTAGAAAGAATGCTGGATGACTCCTGGATTCGTAGACGCATTTGGAGTTTCGAGGATTGGAACAACAGTGTCAAAGATGTCGCTTCTTTGCTAGGTGTAAGCGAGTCTCGGGTTCGCAAAATTATTTCCGACATCCAGACGGAAATCAGAGAAGCAAACTATGACTATGATTCAATGAAAACAGCAGACAGTGCATCTACCAGATTCATGAAAGCTCTTGGTTATGAGGGCATAGATGTTCGTGGCATCAGAGGATATGACAACACTACCTACGGCTCTGTCATCTATGACCTAAAGGGCGAAGATGCCAAAAGAAAGGCAGAGATTGGCACGGCTAAATATTCTCTTCTGGTTGAGGACTCAGATGGGAATAAGTCTTCCGTTGACCCGGCCAATACCACAAGAGAGGATTCTCTTAACTACATGGTGTTGTCTCGAAAAGGTCGGCTGAATCAGAACACCTATTTCCCGGTAAGTCCCCACACTTCTGATACCATTATTGCCACCTTGAGCAATGCTGGCATCGATATTTCCGACAAGCCGTTGGCCATGCAAGCGAAAAAGGCTCGTCAGTCTCAGCTAGACGGTCAACATATAGAGCGTGACGGAACCGTTGTTAGGCATCACGCTTTGACACCGGATGAGATTCTGGAAGTCATTGAAAAACTGGATGATTCTTTTGCAGCAATTCACCAGAAAGACAGAGTTAAAACAAAAATTGAAGACGGGAAAAAGATTTATCTTCCTGCACCGGATAATTTTGTGTTCTTTGTAACACTGGACAGTGGCAAGGAATGTGTCGCAGTTATTGAGTTTGATAGCTATATTGATGAAAGGTTTATTCAAAAAGACGGACACGGAGATGAATATCACACCACGGTAACTGTTTTTGAACCGGATCAATATCGTGACGGGGAAGAGTTTGATTACCTTGAACATCTTGCCTTGCTACAGTCAAACGAAGAACTTGACATAAAAAAAGAAAGTCCCAAGACGAAAACCGCTATTCGCCAGACCCAGGCGACGGTTTCCGAATCGGAACCTTCTAGGAATATTTTACCAGATATTGCCCCTTATGTCAAGCAAAATTCCTTGGCAGACGATGATGATATTGCTCCTGTCTTTAGGCAAAACTCCTTGTCTGAACTGGATGAAGACATTGCTCCTGTCGGCAACTACCATGTATACGGTAAGGATATCCTTCTTGAGAAGAAGAGCGTCCCTTATGCCGATTTCGTGAATTCTGCAATTCAGCAGCTGGCCAATGCGGACAGCGATACTTCCACCATTCATGGTTACACGATCCACCGGACGG